AATTGTCATTGAGAATTATGAGAATGGAACGCGTTACATGCCTAACTTTTGTGGACATCTAAAGGATGAAGCGACTAAATTTGCCAAAATTGAGAAGAAGAAGACACGTGTATTTACTGGAGCTCCTGCAGATTGGTCATTTGTTGTGCGCAAATATCTCTTATCAGTGATTAGAGTAATGCAAAATAACAGATATCTATTTGAAGGTGCCCCTGGTACTAATGCGTCTTCTCGTGAATGGGAGAATATCCGTTCATATCTTGTCAAATTTGGCGAAGATCGCATGGTTGCGGGAGATTATGCTGCTTTCGATAAATCTATGCCTAGCACTATTATCTTGGCTGCTTTCGATATAATCCGTCGCTTGTGTAAACAAGCTGGATATTCGGAAGCTGAACTAAGAGTTGTGCAGGGTATTGCTGAAGATACAGCTTTCCCGCTAGTTGATTTGAACGGTGACTTGATTGAATTTTACGGAAGTAATCCTTCGGGACATCCCTTAACAGTTATCATCAATGGTCTTGCTAATGCACTCTACATGCGTTATTGTTATGCTAAGTTGAGCCCGAATGGCTCAGCTAAGGATTTCAAGAAGCATGTTGCATTAATGACCTATGGTGATGATAATATTATGGGTGTGTCGAGAGACGCTTCATTTTTCAATCATACAACTATTCAAATGGTTCTCGCTGATGCTGGTATTACTTATACCATGGCTGACAAAGAGACGGAATCCATTCCTTATATTCACCTCAAAGATTGCTCTTTTTTAAAGAGGACTTGGAGGTGGGATGAGGATGTGAAAGCCTATTTGGCTCCATTAGAGGAAGACTCAATCTTAAAAAGTCTAACTATTGGAGTCCAGAGTAAAACTTTGTCGCCAGAAGCACAAGCTGTAGCTGTTATATCTAGTGCCATCTGCGAATATTTCTTTTATGGTAAGAAAGTGTTCGAAGAAAAACGGCAAATGTTTAAGGATATAATTGCAGAGAACAAACTGGAATTTTATGTCACTGAAACTACCCTACCCCTTTGGGAGGAGTTAAATGACAGATTCCAGTCTTCAGTTCCTAGAGCTTAAATCTAGGCTCAGTCCCCTATGACTTTAAACTGGGGCGTCGCAAGTCGTGACGCGCATAGCGAAGCAAAAGAGACTCGTTATCACTATTTACTGCTCATCATATAGCGTTGTGAAACTATAATTTTGAGAGAATGGAGTGATAATTGTATAAACCTGC